CCATCGTCTACTGCTTTTATAGAGCAATCTAACATCATTATATCGCCCTCTGAATATGCAACATTTGTAAATGCACCATTTTGAACATCGATACCATAAGCATTATTGTTAGTCACTACAAAAACATTTGCATTTGATCCAGTTCTAGGAGTAGTTTGTGTATCAAAAGTATTAATAAATCCCTTTGTGTTACCATCATACTTTACTTGAGTATCTATCGTTACTGCTGTTTCAGCTCCTCTAGTTACAAGTTCATACCCTGTAGAAGATTGCCCAGTAAATACTGCTGGACTATCAATCGTTGCAGTAAAAGATTGCATAACAACATCTGCGTGATAAACTTTATGCCCACTAGATGATGATAAAAATACATTTGTTGTATTTGCATATATATTAGAACCCGCTGTTGGCTCACTGCTATCTTCAGCCGTTTCATTTAAATCTGGTTTAACACCTGATTGTAGGGTAGCAGAAAATTTATATCTTCCACCCTCTTCCCCAGCATCGGCAGATAGTGCGAAGTTAGTTACTACCATTCCAGACATCTCTAACGATGTTTGATTATCGTGGTCTGATGGTCTAATAACTACTGTTAGTGACGATGCACTATTCGTAACAGCACTACCATAAATTTGTGTGGCTGGTGTAAATCCAGTAGCTACTGAGGCATCCCCCGAAACATCGTTACATATATTTTGCATAAGTAGCTTATGCCCCGCATCTAAATGCATATTACCTGATATGGATAATTCAGTAACTCTTAGTACATTGTCTTGGAAGAAATCTTCATCTTTTAATGTTCTTCCTATCCCACTTCTAACATCTAATACTTGATTAACATTGAGGGATGGCATACTTACAGAATCAACATCTAATTGATACATATTACTAGCGTGTATTCCTGATGTACCAGCATTAGTTGCATCAGATATTATCCAAACTTGAAATTCTTTTGGTGAAAATGCGTGTGAAACTTTAGCCATTATTTACTCTCCTTTTTCTTTTCTTTGGATTTAACAAGATTTTTAATTGAATCAGGAACGCTTTTAACTGATATTTCATTACCAGCTTTTAATTCTTCCCAATCTTCGAATGATGCCCCACACTCTTTCCAACAATTTGGAAGAGCAGAGCTTTTATCTATAAGTTCTATTTTCATATCTTATTCCTTATTACTTTATGATATGTTCCCTAAATATTTACCTCTCCATTCCCACCTGATAACATTCAAACCCTCTATCAATGCTTCATCTTCTTCTAACTCATTGATCCGAGCAGTTGTAAACCTACCATCAAAAAATGTATTATTCATATTTTGAAAGAATAGAGCTTCTATGTGTGATACCTGACGAAGTATATGCTCCCAAGTATCTTTTTTGACTGTCTTTTCTTTAAAGGTATATGATACATCAAGTATATATTCCCTTGTTTCTCCTGTAGCCATACGCTCAATCAAATCGCTACCTACAGGGTTAAGTCTTATTGACTGGTTACCCATGTCTTTAAAATCTCCTGTATAAACAGGAATAGTACCAGCAAACTCGTTATTTAAAAAAGTCCTTATCGTATCTAATATTTTGTCATCCCATATATTGACAAATGTAATCATCTACGAGACATCCTAATAGAAGTTGGCTGTCCCCCATCTGAATGTTCAAATTTACCATGCACCTCTATTTCCCAATAATCATTTATTGTTGCAGTATCTCCAGTATCTCCCGCAAATCTAATTTCAAGACCACGACTAAGTTGCTGATAATCTCCACTTACTATATCAGAATGGGTTTCAGCATCGCCATTATTCATTCTTTCTGCACCTAGATTGTCTGAGTTAGAATGCCATACGGAATATCTTGCAGTCCCCATAGCCCCAGCCGTAGTGATCTTTACTCCTATTCTATCGTAAACACCATAATAAGCACCTCTCGTATCAACAATTCGCAGATTACCACTTACTGTACCTTCCCTAATAACCCCCATTGAGGCATCACCAGTTGTTTGCCAAGAGAGCTTTGTGCTACCCTCATTTAATGAAGATATATTAACCTCAGCCTCGTTAAATAAAGCATCTGCTACTTCAGAAGCTGGGTTAGATGCACGAATTAAAAAACTACAAGCTATTAATGCAGTAGTTCTAACAAGGATATAATCGTAGTTACCATCCTTATCTTTAAATTGTTTTCTAGGTAATCTACCATCTAACCTAGAGTCTAAATACTTTTCAGCATTTGATATAAATCGTGTCTTTAATGTAGCCCAATCATCCCCTGACTCCATAAGCATATCATTAGGATTGGTGGCACTATTATAATAGTATACGGCATCTAAAGATGACTCATAAAACCATTCCCCATTTGAATTGACTACACCGCTATTAGCTTGAGCAGAACCCAAGTCTTGTCCATTAGCAAATAATTGAGTAATTAAACCACAGTTATCTGCTCTATATAAATTACTACTATGAACTACCCATCCATATACAGCAGTTTTGGTATCAAACTCATCTATCGATGGAAATACATCTTTTAAATCTCTGTTTGTGCAATAAGCCATAATATCCCTAACTTAGTATTTGATTGTTTTTAATACAATATTAATATTGTTAAGCCCTTAACTTTTCAGTTCCATATGAACTAGGTCATCAAAATTATTATCTTTGGTTTGTCCATCGCTATCCCAGTCACAACCAACTCTGACTGGAACTTTCATCATATGGGCTATTCCCCTGATCATGCCACACATATAGTGGAATGTATCTCTATCATCCCAGTCTATGGGATATGGTGCTAGGTCAACAGCTTTTCCTTCAATATGTTTAGAATATTTTGTTTTACTAGCACCTTTTGCTACTAATTCATCTTGCCTTTCTTGAGTCCTAACACCCTCAATAACAGTCACATCCATTATCTTAATAAGTTCATTTAGAACATTTATCAACTCAGGCTTTACACCCCTTAGTCTTTCCCTAGACCTTTTACCAAAACGATACATTATTTTCTCCTCTTTTTTCGTTGATTTTTAGTTCTGCCAAGTTTTTTATTTGCTTGGTTCTTTTTGTACTTATCGTACTTTCTTTTTTTAGCACCCTTGTTTGGCATTAGAACTTCCAGACCATCTTAACTACTGCCATCATTACATCCATACATTCTTTAGCAATAGCTTGTTGTTCTACTTTTGTTATTTTACCATCTTTAGAAGCTTCATGGTACTTAGTGGCTACTTCCTTTAACTCTTTGACTACTATACGATACTTTGTGGCTACCATAGTGCCTACAGCACCTAAAATAATTACCATTAAGTATGCAAAGTTTTCCCAATTCATCCATTCCATTTTAAGATTCCTTTATCTTTTTTGTTTTTAAATATAAATAATAAATCTGCACTGCAAACATAACACACATTAGAACACCTGATATAATATCTGTCCAATATGCTAAACCTAACCCTGTACTTATTCCAGTAACTTTTAAACTATCCATTAATTTTTACCATTTACCCTGCTTAATGAACCCTTGATTTCAGAAACCTGATTATCAAGATCATTAATTTCCTTATTAAGGGAATCAAACTTTCTATCAAGCTTATCATCAGACTGATTCCATCTATTAATAAGTTTGATAACCATTCCTTCCATATTCTCAAGTGTCTCAGATTGACCCTTGTTTTCTACCTTTAAATTTTGCAAAGCCTCTGCTTGTTCGTTTCCTCTTTTGTTCATCGAGTAAACCATGAACATAAACATAGCCCCTACGACACCTATCATACCCATCTCTGAGTATATCGCTATAAATTCTTCCATTTATTTCTTCTTTTTCTTTAATAATTTTTGATGCCACTTTAATTCTTCTTCCATTTGCTCATAGCGTTTGCTTTCTTCCTCTATATGCTTTTCGACCAATTCTGTAATTGTGGTATCAGATACTGATACTCTTCGTTCAAGTTCTCCAATTCTATAGATAACTTGATAGTACGAATAAACAAGTCCAGCGATAAGTATGCACATTTGAATAAGCCACTTAATATTAATACTAATAATGGCGTTATCATCCACGACTGCCCCACGATATGACCTCGCTGTTTTAGGTTTATGGTCATTCATATCCCGCTATGGCTTAAAATACCTATAAAAATCTTCTGGTTTTTCTGTATCTACAACTACAAAAATAGGAGATACAATACTATTGCCTGTACCAGTCCCACCAATAATGGCAAATTCATAACGACCATTTTGATATGGACTCCTAATTGTATCGTTGTCAAATAAGTGTAAAAAACTCGTATCACTAAATACTGGAACAAACTCTGCACCCTCTAATTCCTCTACTTCAATTCTTCTATTTTCATTATAATCTATTAATACCCCAATACTATTTGTTCTATGTGCCTGACTTGGGAATCTACCCATTCCATTTATTTCTACTTGTTGATTGTACCACATTTGAGATGCTTTGACAATTTTCTCCAAATTTGCCTTAGTCTGCTTGGCTTTAGCACCTTCCCCAATCCTACTAAAAGCAGGAGCGGAAGTAACAGTAAGAGTAGCCATGATAGCCATAGTAACAGCGAACTCAGCAAGGCTATTTCCCTTATTCCCCATTCCACTCATCCTTCTTCATTTCTTCAATAGCTTCACTATGACTCATAGCAGTAATACCACTTGTGCCACTAACTGCATCTAATGTGCCATCTTGTATAGGAAGTTCATACTTTACAATTACTTTACTTGCATCATTATTCCATCTTGGGGCACCCATCTTTCCATGTTG